AATACCCCCGCTGAGTAAGTGCGAACAATCACATACTTTGCTGCCTTATTTGCCATGTTTCTCCTTTTCCATTTTTACTTGTTAGCGTTCTCCATCGTCCACAGCGCCCGCTCGACATCGTATGCGCTCGTCTCCTGCGGGCGGCCATGTGCCGCAAAGGTTTAGCCGAAGCCGGAGCCGTAGCCGTAGCCGGAGCCGTAGCCGTAGCCGGAGCCGGAGCCGGAGCCGGAGCCGGAGCCGTAGCCGGAGCCGGAGCCGGAGCTGGAGCCGTAGCCGTAGCCGTAGCCGTAGCCGGAGCCGGAGCCGGAGCCGTCGCCGTAGCCGTAGCCGTCGCCGTAGCCGTAGCCGTCGCCGTCGCCGTAGCCGTCATTGACCTTCACCGCCTGTACTCCGCGATGTTCAAGAGCGATTTCTTGCCATCGGCTGAACAGGGGATGATCTCGATTGCCTCGGTGAGCGCAATCGTTGGCACGGTGCAGGACACGCAACCTCCTGAGATGCCTTTCTGCGATACTTCACTCAGCGTGAACGCGCCGGTCCATTTCCAGATCCGGCGTGCGTTCTTGAGCAAAACTTCCTTGCCGTTTTGCGAAACGAGGGTGCCACAGTGGACACCCGCGCTGTAAGTCCTCACTATCACGTATTTGTTTTTCACTCGCTCTCCTTTTCGATTTTGGACCGCAGCGGCGGCCCGTAGGTCTTCACCACCAACGTCCGCGCCTGCTGCATAGCGTGGACGAACTCGGCCAACTGCACCACCAGCAGGCTCGCGTACTGGTCGTCGCGGGGCACCCGGATAATGACGGTCGGGAACGGCGGGCAGTACGATTCGATGTCAACCCACGCGCGCCCAGCAATAAGCATCTGCCCTTGGATCTGTGCCCAGTAGTCCGAGTCCACAGACCGTTTTACCATGTAGCCCATGTGGATCGGCGGCGACGGGCATTTGATTTCCAGTATTCCATCGGCGCCCACCAGACGGTCGGGTGAACAGCCCACCATGCCGTCATCGGTGCTGATGAATCCGACCTTCTCAGTTTCCAGGCCGGTCTCGAACTCGTAGGATTTCACGGCCTGGTCTTCGAGCGCCGCGCCGCGTTCCATCCACGCGCTCTGATACTGCGTCTCTGGGTCTTCCAGCGGGGCACCGAAGTACCACTCGGCAAGCAGTTTGTGCATGTACGCTTCCGCCTGGCTGGACGGCTTCAGGATCTCGTGCGCGATTACCGGCTCCCCGCAAGCAGCGCATTTCTTGCGCCTGTTGTCGAACTCCGCTGCGCATGACTGGCACGTATACGCCTTGCCGCCCTTCACGATGCGGCTGAACGCGCTGGCCGTGGGGATGCCCAGGCGCAGCCGGTCCCACTCCTCGGAGCGTTGCGCGCAATCGTAACGCTTCACTTTGCACCGCCTTGCTTGGACCGCAGTTTGTCACGAAGCGCCTGCAAAATGTCTTGGTAGCGGTACGCCGGAATCTGTTGAACCGACTGGACACCGGCCAGCCGAAGGAACGCGGCCAATCCCTTCTCTGTTAGGCCGCACTCCGTAACCATGTCGCCAATGACCATCACCTGCTCATCTGTGATTGTCTCCGTGCTGGCACCGTCGTTGTCTTCGTTCTTCAGTTGCAGGTCGAAGATCATCAGTTTGAGATACTTTCGGAGATAGGAAACCGTTGATCCGAGTCCCTGAATCGAGGTCTTCGTGGCGCCACCCTTGGGGCCGGTGGTGTCGAGCGCCCCTTCCAATTCGTAGTCGCGGGAGTGGCCGTCGATATGCGCCACGTGGCAGACAACCCTAACTGCTCCGGGCTGCCGCGGTTCTGCCGATCCATACGAAAGCGAGAACCCGTGGTTTGTCACGATGGGCCGTATCTGCCGGTCGATGGTTTCCAGCCGCGCGTAGGGCTGCTTGGTTTCTGAATTCTTCGCATCGCGCAGAATGGCCTTCATCTCGGATTGCGCTGCGTTCATTGCGGCGTAGAAGGATTGCTCGGCGCGGTCGCGCCGGACCTCCCTCTGCATGTCCAAAAGCTGCTGAATCCGAGAAATGTCGATGGAGGTGTCCCTAACGGCACGTTCCAGGAAATCCACGAACGGATCTGGTGCCGCCGGTATCGACGGTTCGCGCCGCGCTACCGCCTGGGGATCTGGGGTCACTGTGCGGCCTCCTGGTTATCGGCCACCACGGAGCCATCTTCCAGAACGATCCCAACCTTGCCGGAACTGTCAACGCGCTCCAGCCATATTTGATAGTCCTTTTCGGCGGCCATGTCCGCGACCATCTTGATACCATCATCGTCGAGGAGCGAGCCATCGCGGATGCGAATAACCCGCAGTGTCGGGTTGGCTGCCATGGCGATTGCTACGCTCACCCGTAAGCCTTCAGCGTCGCTAGCCTGGTCAAATGGTAGGCCCTTGTAAATCACGCCGCCAGCGGTCAGTGAAAGATCCGGCAATGGCATAGCCGAGGTCCGCAGGGCTTCCAACTTCTCTCGTTCGCGCGCTTCCATGCGCCGCGTCAGTTCATCGGCCCGAGCCTCCAGCGACTTAGCCTCTGCGATGATTCCAGCGCGTGCCTCTTTTTTGCCGATGCCCGCATTGACCACACGCGCGGTTTCGATGTCCGCCCGTAGCGCGGAAATATCCACGGGTGCCGACAGTGGCGGTGCGGCGTCGATCTTGCGTTCAAGTTCAGCCGCGGCCTTGAGTTCGGTGGTGGCTTCATCGTCGGCAGACGCGGCCATTGCCTCACCTTCACGTTCAGCGGATTCGATTTGCTTTTTCAGGTCCGCTATCCGCTTAGCGGTTCGCTCGCGGTTCATGGCCGCGATCTCCCGGTGGCGTGCCGCCGCCGCCTTCTTTTCGTTGGCGTCACGTTGCACCCTTTCGCGCACTGCCTTGCTCGATTCAATGCCGGCGTTGTGTTCGCTGGCGGATTGAATCTGACTCAGCAGCGCGCTTTCGTCTACCGGCTGATCGGGCAACCCTTCGGGCACCGCAATACCGGCAGCTTGCGCGCGGCGTGCCTTGGCATCCCGGTTGAGGTCTGTTCGCGCCTCGAAGTCAGCCTTGTTCTGCTTTTCAATGGCGTCGATGTCGATAGGCAGTTTGGCGATAGCCTTCAGATCCTCGTACTGTTCGCGCGGTTTCTTGCCGAAAAATGCCAGCGGGTCGAATGACAGGCTACCCACCAACGCGTCAAGCATGGACTGTGGAGATGGATAAGCCGCTCCTTCCGAGTTCTTCACGCTGATGGTGGTCGTCCCGCTGGCGTTGAATCGGCGTTCGACAATCAACTCGCCAAGGTCCAGACGGATAAACGCTTTCTCTTGGCCCTTGCGAATCGGCACGGCCTGTATGCCATCCTTGCCGCCTAAGGCCCACCAGATTGAATCGAGCACGGAAGTTTTGCCGCTCCCGTTCTTGCCAGTGATCTGGTTCATGCCGGCGTTGGCGGTGATATCAACCACCTTCAGTTTCTTCACGTTCTCGGCTGTGAGACGGAGTATCTTCACTGCAACCACCTCCCAATCAAAATGGCCGCGATCACCACGGCCTGAATGCCGGCCACCGTGGTAGCCAGCCAGAACGCCATGCGCCACCGCTGGCACTCGCGGTAGGGCGTCAGTCCGTCGCCCGCCATGCGGCGCTGCCAGGCGGCGTACTGCCGATGGTCGGAACCACAGACGGTATTCGATTCCATGTCGTGCAAGTGCCATGGCCCATGCGTACAGTCATTCGGCATCGGCTTAACCTCCAACCATGGGACCTTCCCCAAGTTCTGCTCCGCACTCATTGCACACCAGCTTTGCAATGCCGGCGGTGATCTCCACACGGATGCACCCACAACAATCATGCTCGACATATTCCTCAGTCTCTAGATGACGGTGAGCGATGAATCCTGTAGTGTCGTAATGCTGACGCGAATTGGAATGATCAGATGGTAGCACTAAGGAGTGTGCAAGCCATCCTTCGTCGCACGCGATGTCCCTTACGGAGTCATACCGTATCGCCGCATCTTTGTCAGTCGGAGCTAGATCAATCCATCGAGCAATGGAGTCCGTTAGCGATCTGATCATTGGCCTGCCACCTTCTGCGGACGGTAGATTGGTTGCAAAGTCGTCAGCAGAGGTATCCACGTTAATGTCATTCGGCCTACTAGTTGTCATATAGTTACCTCCGGTTTGATGGACGCCAGCAGTTCCGGCGCGGTCAACTGTGCTATCTTGCGGTGGATCTGCTGAAGCACCGGCAGCACACCGGGGTCTTGCCTGGCTTCGTCGGTCGCCTGCTCATTGATGGCAAGCACCACGCCGAGCATTTCCCGCGCCGCCTGGATGCGCTTCTCGTTGGCCTGCACCGACGCCAGCGCCGGCCGCAAGCAATCCTCGATGACATCGGACACCGTTGACCATGCCAGTTGGCGGTCGTAGAGGTCCTCCACCTTCGAAAGCTCGAAAATCGCGTCCAGGAGGGCGGATTCAACGTCAATTTGTTCTTCCATGGTTCGATTATCCGCCTGTTTTTCGGAATTGTGCCTGCTACGATTAGGGGATTCAGCGGATCATGTGGGGGTATTGCAGCGGCGCAAATGGGGGGATCACGCCGGAGTCAAGCTACACGTGGCAGGCGAGTCTACTTCGTGGCCTGGTCCTTGCTCGGCGGAGAGTCC